CAATTAGGGCTTTAGTGACGTACTGCGTGTGAACGTCCGTAGAGTTGTCATTAACGTGTGAGTTCGTCTCATCGAAATCGCGAGCTGACACACCATGCTTGACGGTTGCCCCATTGGAGTGGGACACAGCAGTGGTCCCATCCACGCCGCGGGTGGCCGTCAGGTTTAGTGACGCCACCCCAGTCACGGTCACGATCTCTTCGTTGACCGTGCCCTCATCTAGGATGAGCGTGTATGGCGTACTGCCCGGAAACCCCGAGGTTGAGGCCACGGGCAGGGTCGTGGCCGAGTTGGACACGTTGGATGTCAGGGTTGTCTCGACCGCTGTCGAGCTGTAATAGCGACGTGGCATGGCCTACCTCGTGTAGTGGGTTTGTGCCGGGTATTCATCGAGTAGCCAGGCTCGCTCCTCTGCGAGGCGAGCCTGGAAGAGCTGGAACATGAACCGAGCTGCGGTCTGTCCGGCGCCTGGTGCGATCTTGGAGTCCATTGTGTTTGCCTCGATTGCCCTGGTGGCGATCAAGCCCATGTCCACAGCGGACAGCAGGCGATAGGTGGCGCCCAGGACAATGCAATCGCGCGTGCGCTCCTGGAGTCCCGTGGCTGTCGTGTAGACGTCAGACTCGGATGACATGATTCCAACCTGCTTGCGGTAGGAGACATTGATGGTACGCCCAGGAGTCACGTCTTCGAAGATGTCAATCGTCTTACCTGTAGGCCAGGTCGTGGTGTTGGGATTGGAATTGAACTTCCATCTCCGAATCCCCTGCCACTCCCTAGTTGGGCCAACAATTTGCCATGTCACTTCATAGACACCCTCCGTGTTAGACGGAAGGGCGTAGGTCGTGTAAGCAGCATTTGCCGTCAGGGTGGTTGACGCCACTCCAAATAGCGTTCCCGTCACCGAGCGCAGGGTGTCATTGATGGCCCTAGCCACTGCGTAGCGTGGAAAGAGCGGCTGGTAGATGACTCGGTCATTGGTCGAGTGGGCAGCGGCAGTCGTGCCATCCATGCCTCTCCCGTAGGGGGCGATAGTCGCCGTGTTCGTAGTCCGATTTACCGCGTCAATCCAGACCAGCTCAGACCCGATCTCAGCCCTTCCGCGAGAGAGAACGGTGGCGTCATTGACCACCATGGACGTAGCTGTCGAATTGATCCCTGACGTTAGGTGAGTGGATAGCTCCTGGTCACGAACGTAACCGCGAAGGTTTGCGAGCACCTCGTCGATAGTCTGGGCGAATGTCGTCATGTCACACCGCCTGGAATGCCGAGCCAGTCAGGTTGGAGACCTGAACGGCTGTTTCGATGTCGTGCTTCTTGGTAGATCGGGGCTGGATGCCCTGACCTCGAGCCGACTTGTAGGAGTCAAGCTCTCTATCCCACTGCTTCTGCTTAGTGGCGTCTCCACCCCCAATACCGCAGTAGGCAACCTTCAGCTTTGCTGAGCGAGCACACTCGCCCCACGTGGCGTGATCCTTGGTGGGGCAGCCTGACCGACAGGCCATCAGTCCTCCTCGATGTAGCTGCCATACCCGGCAGCTACTAGCTCGTTCTTCTGTGTCCCGGTCAGTTCGGTGCGGTACCCGCCCCGGTAGGCGCGTTCAGCGGCAGCGATCTCGTCCCCAGTTGGGGCGAGTGTTTCTCTCCATACACCGTTCTCACGGAGCACGGTGACCCCCTCCGCGTTCTCCACCCACCACAGGGGAGAGTGCTTGCGCCCGAAGGCGTAGCGCAGCTCAGGGCCAACGAAGTAGTACCGAGTCGGCTGAACCGTTCCACGCCCATGCTTCGTATTGGGCCAGATCCCGTAGCCATCGAGAACTATCGGGCCAGGGCTGACTACGCCAGCCCCGAAGGTCACAGTGTCAGTGAGCCCTGTGCCGGGGATCGTGTACGTGACGTCCAGTGAGCCATTGCCCAGGGTTGCCGGGAAGTTGTCATCCTCGTCGTCCAGGACTGTGATGCCACCGATAGTGGCTACACCGACACCGAAGGATGGCAAGTCCTGTATTCCGGCGCCAGAAAGGGAGACTGGACCAACGGCAGTGTTGCCACTACCAAGGGTAGGAGCGAAATGATCGGTCTCATCGTCCACCACGGACACGGATCCGACCGTGATTCCGCCAGATCCGAGCGAGGTCGTGTCAGAAATGCCAGTACCGGCAAGGATGACCGGGCCAATGGCGATCGACCCACTTCCAATCGCCTCGCCATCAACCAGCGCGGAGCCGCCCAGGCCGATCCGCGCTGCCACCGCACCGGAACCGAATGTGACTGTATCGGTGTGCGATACACCGATCAGTCGAAGGTTCGGGTCTGGTAGACCTAGCGGAAAGACTGGGCTCTCAAGAACCCCAGCCACCTAGATCACCAGGAGAAGATCTTGTTGGACCCGCTGTCCCACTCGATGGTGATGTCGCCACCGTTGGGCGTAACCGGAAGGTTCGTGTATGAATCCACGAACATGATTACGCGGCGATCCGCATTGGTCGCACCGTCCTGGTACAGGACAAAGTTGTTGCAGGCTGCACCATTGGCAACTGCCGTCCAGGTCACATCTGCGGCGTCGAAGACTCCGGAGGTGAAGGTCTTGGATCCGATAGCCCCGGATGAGGCGACGATGGTGCCACCAGCGCCAGTAATATCAGCCAAATCCTCATGGGCCGATCCGTAAGTGTATGACCGAAGAAGCGCAGCCTTGATGGTGCCACTGCTCAGGGCAATCGTTCCATCGAGGATGCCCTCCTTGCCCTTCGGGTAAAGAGCGTTCGCCACGTGTATCTCCTTAGTGTGGTGGGTTCGAGCATCACAGCTCGCCCCCAGTCCCACACATCCTGTTGGGACTGAGAGCCAGCCGTGATGACTAGATGGACGCGATGGACTCCACGCGCTGGAGGCACTCCTCGCGGTAGCGGGACCAGCCGAGCAGGCCGTACCAGCCGACCGTCATGAAGCGACGGAATCGGTCGATCTGGGGTGAAACGACAATACCGGGCTCAATGGACACAGCCTCGGCAAGTGCTTCCTTGCCCATGATCAGCGTGCGGTGCACAGTCGCGGACGACGCACCGTCGCTCGCGCTGTAGGTACGCGGCGTCTCAATCCACTTGACGCCCTCGTACACACCGATCTCACCCTTCCAGATGAGGTCAGTGCCAGTGCCGTTGTAGACGTGCGGATCGCGCCAATTCGCGACACCAGTCTCGGCGCGAAGGTCATGGCTAACATCCGGATGGATGAAGCCAATGAAGTAGCCATCATCGAACTCGAGAGCTGCACGACCACGCATCTTGGCGACCGAGTAGCGAACGAGCTTGGAGCTGAAGACGTCTGTGGCACCGACCGTGTTGGTCGGGCCAGTGGTGTCCACATTGCCCGCATTCGAGTAGACGACGTTGGTGCCCTGACGAAGAACGCCGAGGACCAGCGAGTCGAGCGAGTTCCGCAGGTTGCGGGACACGAGCTCTGCCTGGGCAACGTCAATGTTGCTCAGAGAGAACTGGCGCAGGCGCAGCGTCGAGATCGTCGCGTTGCCGTACTCGTTCAGGGTGATAGAGACCGAGGACGGGTTGGCCAGGGCCACCGCATCCGGGTCGGTCGTCTCTGCCAGCGTCGACGTGGCATTGGCCAGGTCGGCGTGGATGTACTTGGTGATTGACGAACCGGGGTTGGTCAGATCTGTGTACTCCACCGAAGCGAAGCGACGGAACATGGGCTCCGTCCAGAGCTGCATGTCAACGACCTTGGAGAAAGCCGTCTTGACAAGGTTCGTCAATACACCAGTTGTGGTGGGGACGTCAGCCATCCCTTACCTCCTTGGTATTGGCGAGTGAGTTATGCGGAGCGAAGGACGGCCATGAGCTCATCCATCGTCTTGGCGCTTGAGATTCGCGCCTCCAGATCGGCGGGGACCGTTATGGTTGACTCTGGCCCAATCTCCGCCATTTCCATGCGGACCTGGGAGTCGGGTGCAGTCGGCGGTGCCGACGTCTGCCGAGTTTCCATGTCCGCCTCGCTCAGGCGTGCCCCTGAGAACACATCGCCGTTCTCGTCCAGCCAGGATTTGATTGCATCTTCAGTGAGCTCGAGATCGGCTGGCATGAAGTTCGCCACCTTCGGGCTGAAGCCGTTGTCCTGGAGAATCTGATTCAGATTCGCCTTACGCTGGCTGGCCTTGAGACTGGCGTTCTCCTCCGAAAGCTCCTTGAGCTTGGACGACAAGTCGTCGATCTTGTTTCTCAGCTTCTTGGGAAGACTGGTCTCCTCGGCGTCATCGTCGAGCAGAAAGTCCAGATCATCCTGAGCCATGGTGTATCTCCCTTGTGTAGACCCCGGTTCGGGGTTTCGTCACGAGCGCCCAGACCCACCGGGGTAGTGGTTGGGGATGTGTGACTATCGGACTCAATACGCGCGCAGGGGCCGATCGATCCTGCTGCGGAGTGGAGGTGCTGGGAATCGAACCCAGGTTGGGTCTGCTGCCTTCGTGAGGCTCTACAGTCCCTCTATCCGTTCACCCCCGAGTCCTACACCTGGCCAATTCGGTTGGCAGATAGGCTGGACTGGCCCAGCGCGGACGAGCCAGCAAATGCTGCTCGTTCCCGACTGGCAAGCTTGCGTTTCTTGGTAGTGGCTTCAGCCCCTCCACCCAGGCCGAAGGTCTCCTGGACGAGCTCATCGGTGCTGGTCTGCACTCCGTAGAGCTGACCGAGCCTGCGGTATGGATCCTCCTGCGTCCTGACCTGCGAGAGACCAGCGGCGGACCTGTTGTAGTCGTAGCCCATGGCGGCGATCTGGTCGCGCAGCGGAGTCGACAGCCCCAGCCCGACATCCTGAGCGGCACCGCTGACGTTGGCCTGGCCAACTCTGCGGGTGTACTCGGACTCCAGCACAGCAAGCGACTGCTTCTTGCCCTCGCTCGTGTCAAGCATGTAGGCAGCCATCTCGTCGTTGGTCATGCCGTACAGGGTGCGGAGCTGCTCCTTGACGGATGCTGGAGCCGCCATGTTGACGTAGTCTTTGGCCATTTGCACTCGCGAGGCCAGCTCTTGCGGGCTGACCTCGGAGGTCATGAAGCTTGCATAGTTCGATCGAGTGCCATAGATCTTCTCGAAGCCTGCGGCTGAGAGCACCTGAAGGTAGGCGCGTTCATTACTGATGTACTCAGCTTCAGAAATGGCCATGCCCTTCTTGGACAGCGCGTCCATGCCAGGGAACCTGGCCTTGTACTGGTCTGTCTTACGGAGTTCGAGTTTGATCCAGTCCATGGACTTGTCGCCCTCAACCCATCCGTAGATAAGGGACGAGAGCGACTGGCCACCTTGAGTCGACGTGTCGTCAATTCCGTACGCCTCGAACCAAGACTGCAAGGTCTCCTTGGCTGACTGCTTCTGGGCCTTCTTTTGAGTATCTTCAACCCAGCCGGTGTTGTCGTTCCAGACGTAGTCCCCCGCGGGCTTGGGGGGCTGCACCCAGTTAGTACCGTTCCAAATCCAGGCCACGCCCGGCCTGCCAGCAGGCTCGGTCGGTGTCGTGCCGGTATCTCCGGTGTCACCAGTTCCGGTGTCATCCGTGGGCGTTCTAACGCCACTTGCGCCAACCCCGTATCGCAAAGCGATACGGTCCTTCTCGCCCAGGTTTCCCTTCTTGTCAGCAAGAGAACGAGCCAAGTTGGCAAGTTCATTCGCCCTTTCCAGGGATATGCGTCCATCCTGAAGATCCAGGCTTAGCTTGCCTATGTACTTAGTGACATCGAAAGACACAGCTACCCCACAAACCCGAACATCGACAGGATGTCGCTGGCAAGACCGTCAGCCATGGTGTTTGCCTGCTTCGTGTACTGCCAACGATCGTCCTTCCTGAGTGCCTTCTGGAAGTCCCACAGCCCCATAGCTCGAGGCTCGCCAGTGCTCGGGTCAACGCCCTGGAGCGCCTCGCGCATATACGGATCGCGGAGGCTAATCTCGGATGGGTTCAGCTCCAGGGTGTCCGCATAGATCTCGAAGTAGGCGGCGGCGATGTCTTCCATGTCCTGGCCTTGCCGGATTCGATCAGCAAATACCGGGAAGGCCGTGGCTGCCTGCTCACGAACGAACGACTGGGCATCAGACAAAGCCATGTCCCCAAGTGCCACCGAGTTGACGGTGCTTGTAATCCACGACTGCCAGCGCTCCGACTGCGGATCGAATCCGTTTGCGAGCAGCGTGGCCGTGAGCGAGTCCTGGTTGGACAGTGCCTGTCCACCAACCTGCTTGCCGTTATCGCGCGCCTTGATGAAGTTGTCGCCCAGCCAGTCCTGATAGACGGACTCGTTCTGACCCTGGTCGAAACCCAGGAGTAGGAATCTTCTCCCCATCTGCGCCAGTCGCGCCTCGGAGATATCCTCGACGCGAATGCCCATGGCGATCAGGTCATCCTTGACCTTTGCCTTGGCGCCGTCGAGGCGGCGCTGGTAGGTCTGAGGATCTGTCTTTTCCAGCGCAAGAATGGTGCGGCGGTAGCCGTCGTTCTCCTGATACCAGTCGGAATCGATGAGCTTCGCAATAAAGCGAGAGCTTTCCCAGCCATCATCGATGGCCTGACGCCACAGGTCCTCAAGTTCGGGCACAGACTTTATCAGCTTCCATGCCCAGGAGAACTCGGAGTTCATTAGATCGGCTTCAAGCCGATCCCTGCGAAACTTCTTCTCATCAGCCTTGTCGGCCTTGGCCTGCTCGTCCCTGTCGAGCTTGCCGTCTTTGTTCTTATCGAACTTCTGGAGGGCTAGGTCCTTCTCGTCGGTCGTGCCGTCCTTGTTGTAGTCGGCACGAGCCTCCTTCGGCTCGTTCGGACCGCCCGATGCTGGCGTGCCGCTATTGGGAACAGTCGAGTCTGCCATTACCTCACCGGCCCTTGGAGGATGCCGAGGAATGCATCCATGAGATCGGTTGCCGCGCGGTACTCCGCGTAGTCGGGGCGAGACTGCGAAAACTCCTCGCTGAGCTGGGCAGCATCGAAGCCACCCTCAACCGTCTGGCTCTGGCCAGATGCGTCGGCAGTGATTGTCTGAATGGTCGGATTCTCGCGCTCGCCCTCATTGAGCACCTTGAGAAACTTCTTGCGCTCTTCCTTGGTCGCTTCGCGCCCCAGGTAGGAGCCCATGGCCTGATTGATCAGGCGCTTGGCGGTGTCGGCATTTGTAAGGTTGACGGTAGTGACGGTAGTGGTACCGCCGCCCCCGCCACCCCCTCCTCCGTAACTTCCCCCGCCACCCCCGGAGTCATCTCCGGGTGCGCCGAAGTACATGCCTGAAGCAATGTCACCCAACACTTCCATGGGGTCGCGCATGATTCCCTGCGCATAGAGATTCTGGGACTGAGACACGGCCATCTGGAAGACCTGCGGATAAAGCGAAGGGCGAGACTTGGAAATGTCGTACCCGGCGAAGGCGAACGCCGCCGCGTCAAGCAGCTTCAACTCAGCCGGAGTGAATCTGTTCCAGCCTGCACCACCATCGACGTAACCGTAGGCGGGAACCATGGTGTAGGGGTTAGCGGCTCCTCTTCCGCGATCCCCGGGACGGTAGTTACCAAAGGATGGGAGGTACTGCTGTGGAATGCGAATGGGGATCTGCGGCTCGGGCACGGGCCCATAGGTCCTGTCCGAGTAGAAGTATTGCCCGGAGCTCCCCTGAGATGTCGAACTCGCGGTAGACGCGCTCTGAGAAGCCAGCCAGCGTGAGTAAGCGTCCGGAGAAAGATTCTCCTTGGCCCATTTCTCGTTTGCTGTCATCTCGGCGCACCTCCCATTGCCATGTCAGGTTGCTGTAGGAACTCCCCTTGCAGCACGATGCGATCCGTGGGATCGCCGGGGAGTAGGGTGTCGTAGTCCAGGAACCTGTTGTAGAAGTCAGCGAAGGCGAGATTCTCGCGCTTCTTCTGCAATACCCATTCATCCCACATGGCCTTAATGGGCGCGTTAGTGCTTGAGTTGATGTTTAGGCTTGCGTCATCGCCAAGCTCGCGCTTCTGCTGGATAATCAATTGTCCAATCTCATTGCGCTTCTCGTACCACTCGGCAACGTCCACCCACAGCGGCTCATCGCCATGAGCCGCCATAAACTTGTCGTCTTCGAGGATGAGCTCTACGTTCTTAAGAACGGTCTTCCACTCGCCCCTGTCGAACAGGTCGCGCTGACGCTCCCACTCGGGGTTTGCCTTGGCAATGTCAGCCTCGAGTAGGATCTTCAAGTCCTTGAGGTCCTCGGCTCCTGACTGCTCGTAGCTAGTCAGGCCCCTCTGCTCGAGCATAGCGTCGAGACCGTTCATCCCGTCTCGGTACAGAATCCAGCCTCGAGCGACCTGACCCTTCTTAATGACGTCGTCCGGATCTCCACCACGCATGAGCGTTGTGGAGTTCTCGAAGGCTCGGTTCATCTGGTAGGCGTAAACCGGCTGAGAGAACTCAGTTGAGTACGGGGAGGTGATCATGGCAACATGATCGATCTCGCCGCTGTTGGCCAGTGTGCTTGCCAAAGTCGGGTTCTGCTCCAGGATCTTGTACTCCCCCACTGAAGCACCGACCCCAGCTCGGCCAGAGGCCGACTGGGTTAGGTAGAAGAACGCCTCGCCGTGCAGATCGAGGAACTCGCGCAGCGCCGCCTGGTAGCCAATGGTCTTGTCATCCGGGACGGGTACACTAAATCGGGCAGCGCTGTCCTGAATCTGCATGTGCTTGTCGCTGATGCGACGCCACTCTTCCACGTACGGCTGATACTTGGACTGATAGCTTGAGGCGAAGGGAAGAACAAATGACCCGAGGGCGCGAAGGGCGTAGAGCTCGCGAGCGCGCTTGGTCGCCTCTTCTGGCGAGGGCGGCTCGCCCTGCCTTCCGCCTCGCTCCCAATCGATTGTCATGTCGCGGCGGATCTCCTCCACCGTGCCTACAAACTCTGCGTCGCTCCACCCAAGCACAGCAGTAAGAGCACGCCGTGCCGTAGTCGGAACGAACTGATCGGCGGCTGCTGCCAGAATGTTCTTCTCTGCCGTGGGCCTTCCGAATGGGATCGCAGTCTTGGAGATTGCGTCGCCAATCGGTAGGCCGCCGGCCTCGAAGTTTGTAATCGCATCTGCATAGTCGGGCTTCTGTGCCGCGATCCAACTAACTGGCACGGAGACGATCGGGCCAAAGTTGGTGAGCCATGGGTAGTCGCCCTGAAGGGCGACATTTAGCGACCCCTTCGAGATTCTGATCTGGCCCTTTGTTCCCAGATCCAGACCCGGAATGTTGTTGATCCTGTCGGCAACAGACTGCGGAACGGAGAACTGAAGGTAAGCCTCGCCAGGGGCGAACAGTGCCTCGGGCAGTCCAAAGATGCCCCGCTTGGCCTCGATGGGATTGCCATCGCCATCGACAACCATTCCCATTGAGTTAGGTGCGTTGTAGATCTGCACGTAGCGCATGAGGTTCTCTGGCCTCTGGGCAAACTCTCTCGTCCAGAAGCGAAGTGCGTTTTCCCATGCTGGGAAGAATGGAATTAGGAGGCCCATTGCAGCCGCAGGGGTGGAGAGCCGCGAGATCGTGTACGTCGTGTCCCGCGTTGCGCGCAGCGCACCCGTATGGGCCGAACGACGCATGGCATCAACCTGAGCCGGAGTGAATGACGTGATTCCGTTTCGCTCATACTCATCCACTTGCTGTTGCATGAGCTCGACCCACCGCTTGCGGTAGAACGGATGGCGAATCAGGTTGTCCTCAGGAATAGTTCCCAATCCAGTCATTGCGCGATTGATGAAACGCCGCCAGAGGTTGCCTATCTGCGCTAGTTCTTTCTCCTGGATCGTGACTAGATCGTCACGCCAGGCAAGCTTTGCTTGGAGCTGATCTGGCTGGAGCGGTCCCCGTCCAGCCGCGGCCATCAGCTCATCATCGGGAAGCCACTGATAGACCTTCTCTCGAAGCTCACCTATGGTCTGCTCAAGAGTGGTGGCGTCATAGATTCCCGTGCGAACACCCTGGAGGAATGCGTCATCCTGAGTCAGCTCACGGATGAGAGCCTCGTTCTGTGCTGTGATGGCGTCAATGTCGTCAAGAGCCAGTCGAGGCTGCTGAATGATGCGACGCATGATTGGATCCTGGCGAATGTTCTCATTCACCAGGGCCGACATGGCCAACCAGTAGCGATCATCGCCTGGCTCGTACTTGACGAAGTTGAACGATCGCTCGTACTGGGCATAGCGGTTCTGCATGTAGCCCACAATCATGAGATCGTGAAAGCTGCCAGACGAGGCCAAGCTCTGATATTGACCAGACAGTGCTTCATTAGGATCGAAGACCTCACCTGTCTCCAGCTTTGCCTGCCCCGCGCGCCCAGTGAACTCGATGCGCTCCTCGCCCTCGACTCCACCAGTGGCGACCTTGCGTCTCCCCTTCGGTCGAAGCCTGTCGAGGGAATCTCCCAGATCCTTCAGGGTTGCCCTGCGCTGCCCAATCGACTTGTTGATAGTTGCGCCAATGCGATCGAGCTCTCGCATCTTCGCCATGTCGTCGGCATACTCGGGGCTCTTGGCGAGGATCGCAGCCGTGCGATCGTCGACCTCGTCCTTAAGGCCGAGTCGGACGTAGGCAAGACCAGTGCCCTCCTGTCCGATCAGCTCTGAGGCTGATACGAGGACGGGCTCCTTGCCCTTAGATGTGGGCAGAAGAATGTGAGTGAAGCTACCGCGCTCCATGAAAAGGGCGAGCTTCGCCCTGTCGGAGCGGCTAAGAGTGCCACGGAATACCCGCTTAGCTAGGTCGGGGTCGTGCTCCTGGAGCACCTGTCGGCTAGTTGCACCCGCACTGAGGTCGATTACGGAGGCGTTTCCTCTCCCCGCGGCAGCAACCTGTCCGGGGATCAGATTGTCCAGGAAGCCTTCATTGGTGGCGACCATGTCGGGCACGAACAGTGCCCGGAAGCCCTCGACGGTAGAGGGGTCGTCCACAAGGATCTTGCCGTATCCACGTTCCCGAGCGTACTGAGTAAGCAGCCGCTCAAGCTTGGCGTTCACTGCGCCGAATCCTTCGCCAGGTGCCGGATTAGCCAGTGACATGGAACGAGAGTCGTAGGGAAACTTCTCCATGAGTTGACGCGTTGCCACCGCCTGGTTGAGCTGACCCTCAAGCCGCCTCATCCGAGTCATTGTCGAGACATACTCAAGGCCCACATCGGAGATTTCATCCAGGCGAATAAGAGGGACGTCCTTGGCCCACCAGACGTGTACAGGACCCTTGCCGTATGTACTCGTGGTGACGCCGTCATAACCAGCACGACGCATGGCGTCGATGATGTCGTAGGTAGGTCCTACGCCCGTTGTGCCAAGGTCGTCTACAACCGAGTAGGCTAGAGTTCGCACCTGGCGCCACACGCCAGCCACGCGTGTGTTGCCCGCAAGTGTGGACTCTAGACCAGTGCGAATCCTGCTTCCGATTGTTTCACCGCCCGTACCCAGGGAGAACTTCGGATCATCGAGAACCTGGATCAGGTCTTCCACCTGGGGATTCAGGTCACCTGTAGCACTAATGACGGGAGCATCAACATCTAGCCATGAGTATCCCGCAGGATCAGGAAGCATGTAGACGACTGGCTCGTAGGGGGCTGCTCCGACATTTGGAGACTGTGCCTGCGCAACAGCCTTCATGACGTGAGCCATGTGGTAGTCCATGGTGACGCCACCATCGCCAGTCGCCGTGTAGATACCTGGACCATTCAGGAGCTGGATAGTGTTTCCGTCAACAAGAACGTCAGTTGCGATGTCGTCAACTATGACAGCGCCAGAATGCTCCGGGAATCCGGAGTTTCCGTAATTTGACTCATCGTTAAGTATCGCCTCAAGTCGAGTGCGAAGATCTCCAGTGCTACCGAGGTCCCGCGAGATCCGGGATTGCCTGCGAACCAGCTTACCTAGCTCGGCGCTGGTGATGACAAGCTTGTTCTTAGCGGCCCACTCCATGAAATCATCAGGAAGTCGATCGCTGTTGTCCCGTATCCATTTACTTACGGCCAATGCCCTGGCGGCTTGCGGATTTGATTCCACGACGCTAAGAAAGGCGACAATGTCACTCTGGGCCACCGGAGCATCAGGGCCCAGTATCCGCGTAAGCGCAGACGTAAGTTCGGCTGAGAGTTCCTCTACCTCTGATTGTGAATACGCCCCTGGCTGATCCGCTTGTCGATTGAGTCTCTGGATCTCAATGAAGCGATCCATCACCGAGCGAACAGTTGAGATGTCCCTGGATACGTTCAGCACTTCAGCCTGAACATTGGTGCGTAGATCTAGCACTCCCCCGTACACATCCGCCTTGGCGTAGCGCGGGTTGACGCTCTTGGGCACTGCAACGATGGAGCCCGATAGGAACTCGTCGCTGGAGATGTCCTCGAAAGTGCTGGATCGTATGACCTTGAAGCGCCCGTCTCGGTCGATGCGACCGATCCGGTAGTCGGCCTTGGCAAGCTGACGCAGCCGACGTACGTAGGCTTGCTGAAGCATCTCAGCGTGCTCGACTGCGGCGGCATCGTCAACCCAGGTGCCCTTGCTCTCATCCCAGTAGGCCGCAACGAACTCGTCATAGTTGCGGAGCATGGTGGGCGTCATGAAGTCCCTGGGCGAGAGCTCGTCGGACATGCCGCCAATCTCGACCCCCTCGGGTCCCATCATGGAGCGGGTGAGTCCCTCGGCATCAGCAACCCCCGCACCCGTTGCCGGGTCGGGCTCAAGAAGTCCACGTGCAGTGACGGAGCTTGTCGCGTTCGGGTCGAAAATGAGTGTGTCTGCCGTGTCAAGCATGCGGACCTGCTGCTCGGTTAGGTCCTCTGAGATCTGCGTGTAGACCGGAGACTCCATGGCCTCCATGGAGGCGCGGCGCCTACGAAGGAACTCCTGCTCGGCACCCCTACGCGCCTGCTTGCGGCGCCTGGCCATTTGCTTGGCCAGCTTTCTCCGCTCCTCGCGATTGAGCTTGAGGTCGGCAAGATCACGATCCTGCTGCTGGCGCATCTTTGCCATGTTGGTTCGAATCTTGCGCAGACCCCTGCGCTTGACCACCATGTTGCGAAGGCGGTTAGTGCCACCCGCAATACGATCGCCAGAGTTGAGGAAGAAGTTCTTTGAGCTAGTTCCCACGTGTCCCGTGGCGGGGATCTCGCCAAAGGAGGCCAGCGTGCGGAGGTAACCCTCGGCAATGTTGCGCTGGGTGTAGCCCAGGCGCAGTAGGACCAGGGGACGCCACACGTAGTCGATGGCGGTGAGAAGCTTCTCGGCCCCGGCTCGCCCCTTGCGGGCCCCCCATCCGGATCGCTCAATGCGAATCGAGTCTTGCAGCCACTTGAAGTCCATGAGCGTGTAGCCGTTGCGCTGTGTGGCCAGAGTCATCTCGTCAAGAACAACGGTCTCACCGTTGTCGATTACCCACTTATGATTGGCAAGATGACCGCGAACAAAGGAGCGTCGGGCAATGTACTTCTTGGCAATTTCCTGCATGGCTGCTGGCGACTCACCAAGAGCGAATGCCATGGCTTCGACCATCTCAAGTTCGAAGCGCTCAGCAAATGCAGCTTTTGCTGCTGGGGTCGAGAGCGCGGCGTCCTGAGCCTCCGACAGGAGGCGCGTCCGAAACTCCTCGACGGTTTCGGAGACGGTGTCGCCGTTGGGCAGGCGTCGAGTAATCAGCCTGCCTTCGCCAGTCTTCTTTGCTGCCCCGCGAAGGAATGGTGCCGTTTCAAGGGCAGCCCGGAACTCACGCATGAACTCCACGTGGTCCTGAAAGTTCAGTACACCCGTCTGGCGATGCTTGCCCAGATAATCCAGTCCACTGCGCAACGTGACGAAGCGGATACCGCGGTTCATTCCAGGGAGTTTGATGACGCTGTGCTCGTAGGCAGAGCCAGTGAATCGCTCCATGCGACGCTGAGCCTTAGCCTGCATGCCACGCGCGGAGCGCTTGCTGTACACACCAGCACGCTTGTCATAGCGAAACGTGCGCCCCCTGCCGCCACGAGTTGCCCTGCCGATAACGGGACTCAGGGATACCTCGTCACCGAATCGACCTGTAGTAAAAGCAGAAATAGTGTCAGCCTCGGCAACATCATCTTTAAGGGACTTGACAGCACCCTCTGCAACGTCAGCCAGGGCGTCGTAGTGGTCGAGATTCTGTGACACGTCTGCACCGAATATGGCTGCGTAGTTGTCACCCATGTCGGTGAAGTTGTCGATGTCCCGGTCGGCACCCTTGCGAATGTTCCAGCGCAGAGTGTCGAGCTCTTCCTTGGCGCCCAGGAGGTTGTCGTAAAGGTCTAGGCGCTGTGCCTTGAGTCTGGCCGCAGATCCGTAGTCACCCAGCATTGCGAGGAAGGCGTCAGCCGCCTGCTCCTTGGAGTCAAACTTGGAGCCAATGATCGAAGCGACTAGGGCCGGATTGTCGGAATCCAGCACGATCGGATGATGTGCAGCCTCTTCAGGGGTCATGCGATAAATCTCATCAATGAGCTGACCCTCGGCGGTGACCTCAACTCCAGCGTTGTGCGTCACAACGCGCGCCTTAAATTCGCCCGCATCAATGGTTCCTCGAGCGCCACCCGTGGAGAGAACCTGCTGGGTAGCTTTGCGGTAACCACCCATAATACCCTTGGATACAAGGACGTCGATTCCCACGGCGATGGCGATAGTTGCATCTGCCGTACCAGTGATCCAGCGACCCAGACCTTGGTTGAACGCCGAGTCCATATCGTTTTCGTCAAACGGATCGAAGTCTGAGTGCAGACCCATCAACCACGAGCGCAGCTTGCGCTCGTTGGTGGGATCAGCGAGACGCGCCGCATTGTCAGCCTCGATATATGCGTCAAGTTTCTTCTGCATGTCCAGACCGACAATGCTGTTGATCCACTTGAGGCGATCAGCCCAGGCCACACCAATGGCTTGACCAGGGGTGATTTCCGCTTCCCAGACTTTCCCGTAGTAGTCCCAGACGTCACCCAGGGTTACGCCATCCGTGGGGTCGGCGTCGGTTCGTGTAACCCATGTTGGGTTATTGACAAGCATCGTGGTGCCAGCGACAGCAGTATTGAATGCCCTGAAGGGGGCATCGACAAACTGCATGAACTGCTCTCGGGATTGATCTGGCGTCTGGTCACTGATCCCCTCAATGACCTGATTATTTGCGCCTACTGCGTCGAAGTAGGGGCGAAAGCCCCGAGTGCCCGTGTATGCCTGACGCTGACGAACCATGGGGCTCGTCATGTAGTCGTACGCCTTGACGTTTCTCTGAAACTCGACGTACTCGGCAGATCTGCCGTCGGCCAGTGCTGGGGTGTAGGTGGGCTGGTTCTGCGCGTCAATGCGCGCCTGAGTATCGTACTGAGCTTGCCGCTGTTGGGCCTGCTGCTGCTGGGAGTAGATGTAGCTACTGCTCATCGAGTTACGGAAGTCGGAGAACTTGCTCACTGTCCGTCCTCCTTGGCGATGAGATACAGAAACTCGTCGAACTGCTCGACGCTTTCCCACCCGGACGTGGCTAGACCCCACACAATTGGTGAGTTTTCCAGGCCGAGTGCATTCACCCCGGAAGCAATCAGCTTCTCAAGAGTGGGTGGTGTCACTTGGATCTGTATCCCTTCAGATACCTGACAAACATTCGGAAAGATTGAGGAGCGTCCGGGCTGTCAGCCCGGGACTCCAGCATCGGCAAGTAACGAGCAATTGCCTTCATGTCCCCTGTCATAGAGTTGTCCAGGCTCGGCAGTGAATCCATGCCTGGGCCTGGCCCAAGCGCGGCACCGGCAGTGATCGGCTCACCTGGGCGCTCGGTGGGGGCATCGATACCAACGGGCATTGGAGCTGCGGGGCCAGCGTCCTCGTACATAGGAGCTGCCCCCTGGATTCCCATGAACTCTGCCTGCTCGCCATAGGCGGCATTGGGCAGAGCTCGCATAGGCTGACTGTCTGCGGGACCGCCGTCCGTGCGCTGCGACATGGCACCGGGCCCGGATACCGGGGCTGGATTGGAAGGGGCTCGATAGCCACCGGGCTCAGCCATCGGTCTCCTTCATCTCGAGTAGCTTGGCTATGTCTGCCGATGTCTCCTCGGCAAACTCCTCGCGATCAGCTTGCACCCACTCATGGGCAGACTGCCCAAGTGCGAGCATCGCCAGGTTCTGGAAATGATCAGCAGCAGCCTGGGCCATCTGAGATGCGAACAGCATCGAGGTGGCCACCGTGTCAGAGTTGAACCAGGGTGTGGCTTCAACGACGACCGCCTGCTCAACCTCTACAGTCTCAAAGTCTTCGTCTTCCACGACCGGCTCCTTACCACTTCACCTTGTCAGCCCAGTAGGCCGCGCTCATCTTGCCCTTCGCAATGTTCGCCGCATGACGAGCCTTAAAAGACGCCTGAC